AAATGGTCATAATCATTTCGGGGTATTCTACGTGTGCGGTCATCTGTTATTGAAATCCATTCTTTAACGGTAAGTAACCCAGTTGATACTGCCCCAAGCATTGCACCTTGATTGGCGGCCCTTGTAGTTTCAGTACGTGCAATAAGTTCAGCACGGTAGATATTGATGCCGGCTTTCTCTATCTCCTTCATCATTTGGAATATACTCCATCCCTCTTGCATACCCTGTATCAATACTTTGCGGATAGTTTCTTTTGTGGTAGATGTAATGCCGTTTACTAATTGCGTTAACCCTTGTTCGAGAAATAGTTTTATAACTGCCGCCCATCTTTGTTCAGGTGTCATGGAATCCTTGATACCTGCCGACTTGCGTATTTTGTCATAGTTGTACTTCGCCATTGTAATACCTGCATCGTTGTGCAGTTTGCGAATATGCTGCTTTAGATTTTCCTCATCCGGTTGTTCACCTTTGAGTAATGCCATACATTGGCGGTCAAGTTCACGCTTGATAAGTACCCTGTATCTTTTGCGATATGCGTTATAAAGTTGGCGGTACATTCAAGGGCAGATTAGTAAATTCATCTATCGGAGTAAGTCCGGATGGAACGTATAATTTCTGATAATCTTCAATCGGTACATTCGGATCGGGTGCCAGTCCTTGTATCTTTAGTTTCTGTTCCGGTGTTAACCACCACGCAGTATTTAGCCAAGTTGTTTGCTCTGACCTGTTAGCTTCAAGTTCCTGATATACGGTCATATCAAAGTCAACGAATATATCCGTTCCCTTATAACCCCAATCGGTCTGCATCTTTCGGTTGATATTATCACGAATGGCAGTTAGTTCCGGTAACACCGCCCGAATGGTTAAAGATTTCTCTGCTTCCTTCATGTTGTTATACGTGGCAGCATCCGTATTGCCCAGTAACACCGGAGGTACACCATAGATTGAACACAATGCTTCTTTATCCCATTTCTCCGCTTCAATTAATTGCAAATCCTTTGCAGGTAACCCAATCTGCGCCCATCCTACTTTGTAACCGGATACGGCTGCGCTGCCGTGCTTTGCGGCCCCTGTGTTGGCTGATATTTGCATCTTGAGTGCCTGCGCCTGCTCGCTGCCGGATAACGGGTCGAATCTCTGGTCATCCATATACAATACTCCGAGCGGCCCCATGTTATCAAACATCGCTACAGATGCTTCCTTACTTGCATTGGAACGTGTCAGTACCTTAGATGCAGCCCTAAGCGGTGATAATCCGTATAACTGACCACCTGTCGCAGTCCATGCAGGATTAAAGTATTTATCATGCAGAATCTCTAATGTAGTGAATGGGATATACTGCCCATAGTACAACTGATAAGCAACTCTTTTTGGTGGGAATTGGTTAATATCTACCTTAATTGCCATGTACTGCGCCGGCAGCATATATAGCTCTAACGGCTTGCCCCTGTTTATTGATTCATCCCCAACCTGCTTTGCGTACATGTATGCGTTTCCGGTAATCTTCTTAAATCCTACCCACTGCTCTATAATATCGCTCCATGTATCTTCGCTATTCGGGTATTTCAGTAATTCATTCAGTCGGACATCACCTTCGTATATCTCGAACGCTTCCTCTTTAAGTTCTTTCAATTCTGCATAGTCAGTAATAGCATCCGGCCTTTGCATCTTTGCCATGTACCGCTTTTGTGCTGCTTTGTTCTTTACACGATATACAAACCACGGCGCAACCTTTGCCTTTTGAGTTATCAGCGTAATGATGGCATAAACTAAATCATTGCCAATATAACTATCGTTTACAATCTCGCCTTGATTCTGCCCATCCCATGTTAGCAGTCCACGCTCCACCGACATTTGCACGGGCATCTTAACAGGTGCCGCCTTGCGATTGAGAAAATCGAATAAACCCATATATTATGATTTATACAAAATTACACCGAAATACCTTACCATACCGCCACCTTAAAGGCCGGCTTATGTAGGTGGGTGAATATAGCATAGCGCATTGCATCAAGCGCATCATCTGATTCTTTCACAGGTTCATCAATTACATTATCGTTTTTATCCTTTCTCCATTTGTACGATTGCAGTTCCCGAATAATGTCCTTACTATCCTTATGCACAAATAGCGGATATGATTTGACCTTAAGTATCCCTGCCCATACTTCTTTGTTCGCAGGTTGTGCATTGATACCGCCCCTGTATAATTCCTCAATGCTTTTCGGCTCGGCTGCATCGCAGTACACTGGCTTGCGGTCTGATATATGGTCCTTTATTTCCCTGCTTATTTCAGATGGTGTTAATCCCGATTTGTAAAGTAATTGCTTTACATAATTGGCACCCTGGTAATGGCATACCTTTACTAATGCCAAAGGATGCACGTAACCGAAGTCTAATCCATAGAATATATCGCCACCTTCGGGCAGTTCATCTGTTATCTGCCATTGTGTATAAATAATCTCTTTCGCTGCGCCACGTTCACCAAGTCCATAAACTTTCCACATGAAATCATCCGGTAGTAGTTTGTAACTTTCTATGGTATCAATCTGTATCTGCGAAAGGTTACCGAGGTTATTAAGGTATGTAGAATGTATGCGTTTGTTTATCGGGTTATCCGATACTTCGTACACCCATGATACGAAGTCCGCAGGGTTCCAGTCTAGGAATATCTTACCCGTTGTCCTCATTGCTAACTGATCAAATAACGCCTTACGGATTAGGTTGGCTTCATTAACGAATAGTATATCCCTACCCGGACCCCGTGCCTTGCCCTCATCTTCAAGGCCGAATAGTTCAATGTAGCTGCCATTATCGAATCGGTAGATAAAATCGGTGTAGCTGAATTGCTTTTCATCCCATAGATTCCATTCCTCCATGATAGTCTTAAAATCCCTGTATGCACCACGCTTAATATGAGGTAGTGAGTGCGATACAATAGAGATACGTTTCTGTGGGTACTTTGTTGCAATAGTTATCAAAAGTTGCACAATTGAGTAACTTTTGCTACTTCTACTGCCACCCTCATTGCAGATTATCGGGTACTTATCGTAGTACGCTTCAAGATTCTTGAAGAATACATCCGTTGCCCTAACTTGTTTGGATACCACAGGTTTTGAATTCAGTTAACGTACAAAACTCTTCTTTAGTCTTTTGTAAAACCGAGTAAACGTTCCACCCATCAGTAGTATTGCCCATAGCAGCAACGCAACCAACAGAGATAAGAGTATAGCCGCAGACTTGAGCCAAACAAAGGTAGAACGCTTCGGTGTAGTAGTTGAATCCATGTCCGGGCCAGTTGCCTGTTTTTGGGTTTTCGGAGATGATATAACCTCCGAGTTTAGTGAGGTTGTGTTTGTTTTTCCAACAATTGTATATGGCTTTGATGTCGTGCTTGCCGTTTGTACCAACGTGTTCACTCGTTCCGGCATCCACCAACAAATCGTATTGCCTATCAAATTTGTGGAGTTTAGATAAGTCCAGTGAGGTCGAACCATTCTCACCCGAAATATCAATGGCTTCGTAATCTTTGCCGGCATAATATGAATCTTTAGTGTATGGGGCGGGTAATGGCACCCGATAATCGTTTTGCGCTCCGAGGTCTACCACAGATTTTATATGCGGTAAGTAGGGGTCTATTATGCGTGTTGTTTCGTGAGTGTAGCCCATATTATTTCTTTAGATGTACCACTATATCCCTGTGGTCGGGTGTTAGGTTACGGCTAACAATTTTAAATTTATGTTTCATTATATCAACCGTTCTATCATCTTGGTAAAAATGCCCGATAGTCATTCTATCACCTAATTTGTAATTGCTCCAGTCATCATAGTCGGGGAACTCTGCTTTCAGTTTGTCAAAGTTACTAATCATAATCACACAATTACCGCCCTTCTTCATCACTCTGTAAATAGATTGAAGATACTCTTTGATGGCATCATTTGAGAAATGGCAAAATACTCCGTAACTGAATACGAAGTCGATTGAACTATTCGTAATTCCCGAACAGTTGTAATCTTGGTTATCCAACTCAATGTATTTCACATTATGATACCTTACTCCATCATGTATCGGTATCACATCAATTGCGGTAACCTCATC